TCTACATCATCAAAGCCACAACCCTGTGCATAGGCAGACAACTGCATACCATGTTCGTCATATACTAATTTACTAGGTTCTTTACCTTTGAGATTGTCTTTAGTTTTAAAGTCAACAAAGATACCAGACTTAGAATACAAGTCTATCTTACCACCATATCCTGACTCGGCACAGAAAGAATCTTCTGCTATCCAATCTTCATTAGGAAAAGTTTCATCTAACCATTTCTTAATAACTTTATATGGTTTAGTTTTTCTTTCTCCTAAGAAACCTTTTTCAATTTGATAGTGTATCTTAGTTCCTTTAGCTGCTGCATCTAAACCAATTTTCTTAGAATCCTGTTTACATCTATAAGCAAAAGAGTCAAAGGACTCTCCCTCTTGTCTCTTTAAAGTAAGAGCAGAGTTTAACGCTTGATTTATTTTCCAGTTTTCTAAGGATGGTTTAGCTATCATACCTAGAATGGTAGTGACAGAAGGAACTAAACTTTCTTTCTTAGCATCTCTAAGAGTAGTGTTTCTCTCTTTACCATTAGCACCTATGATTGTATACATAGGTTCACCCTCTTGAGTATACCAATGTCCTGACTCAGATGTAAATTTATTATAGTTGTCCTTGGGGGAACTGTCAAGTTTTTCTTTTTGTTTACTCATATTTTTCCTCGTTGATATTATGAATTATGTCTATGGCTTTGTCAATATCTAATTCAAACCATTCACCATTTCGTTGTTTGCATATAGCATTACATTTTTCGTGTGCTTCTCGTTCTGCTGTTCTTCTATTCTCAAAGCCTTTAGAGTACTCTAATTTGTAATCTCTAAAAGGACTAGAGGTTTGATATTGTTTACATCTATCTTCTGAATCAATAGCCATACCTACTTTAATCCAGCCTTTCCAACAAGGATTAGTTATAACATATACATAACCTTCGTTAGATGTTTCATAGTTAGATAAAGCTGAGAAAGCTGCACCTTCAAAAGTTTTAAATTTTCCCGGTTTGTATAATGGATGAGACTTTGGAATGTATTTTCCATCAACATACATCTGACGTTGTTGTACTTCTATTCTTTCACAAGCCTGACAAAAATACATACTATGTGCTAATCTTTTCTCTGTACAATTTTCTCCTACTATTAACGGAGCTTCACAGCTCCTACATTTTTTAGTGTGTTTCACTCCAATTACTCCCTATTTTATATTCTCCTGTTAACGGACACCTCATGTTAAAATGTTTACTGGCTTCTTCTATAGCTCTTACACCTAGCTCACCAACAAAATCTGATTGTGTTTCTTTAACTTGTATTTGCCACTCATCATGTATGTTGGCTACAAACTTAGCATCAACTGTATTTAGTCTTAAGTTATCTTCTAAGATACACATAGCTTTCTTCATAACAATAGCACCACCACCTTGTAATAAACTATTTAAAGCTGCATGTTGACTACGTATAAATATCTTTCTACCATCCAAGCCTTTTAAGAATCCTCTTCGTGATGCTTGTTGTACTTTATCTTTTAATATTTTTAATGCAGGTAAGTTAGTAAAGAAAGTTTCTTTTAGTTCGTGTCCTTTCTTTTTACTTCCTCCTACTACTGAACCTATCTTAGCATCACCAGCACCATATATCAAAGCATATATAAATGTTTTGGCTTGGTCTCTAGTCTTTAATCCTGCAAGAGTTTGGTTAGTGGTATGTATATCTCCATTAATAACTTCGTTAATATACTTATCATCATTCATATAGTGAGCTAACATTCTAAGTTCTAAACCACTAGCATCAATACCTACAAGTTTATATCCTTCTGGAACAGACCAACAAGCTCGACACTCTTTACCATATGGACTACCTGCATTAGGAACTTGTGCCATGTTAGGACTACGATGTGTCATTCTACCTGTGATAGTTCCGTTAGGTATAACACCACCATGAACCCTATCATCTTTAAGTTCATCTATCCAAGAAGTAATTTGTGCAATTCTTTTTTGATATAATAAAAAGTCTGCTATAAGTTTAGCTTCTTTAATATGACTAATTTTTTTAAGAGTACCTTCATCTACAATCGGCTGACCTGTAGGTGTAAATCTATTAGGTTCCCATCCAAAGTCTATAAGATATTCTCCTATTTGTTTACGACTACCAAGATTAAACTCTTGTAAAGATTGTCTCATAAAAGGTTGTACATTATTAGTAGCTATACATTTATCATACTCTTCATCAGTTAGTCCACGCTTAGATAGTTGACCATCTTTTCTTACATAAGGTGTAACTAATTTATCATCTACTAATTTAGGTTTGAATGTAGCCTTTACTTCTTGTTCTACTTCTAGTTGTTTAGCTTTTAATTCAGCAAGTAAAGTCATTGCTTGTTGACTGTCAAAATAAAATCCAGTTCGTTCTTGTTCTTTCATTATGTCAGCAACTTTATGTTCTAATTCAATACACTCTGGACTGAATGACTGTCCTTCATTTAACAAATGTTTGTATACTAATTCATTTAAAGCTACATCTTGTACACAATACTCTAACATAGCAGGAGTATATTCATCAAAGTTTTCTGGTTGTTCTTGTTTAGCACAGTTAACTCTATACCCCCATGTCTTCAAGCTATGTCCGTTCTCTCTAACAGGATTAAATAGTCTAGACATTACTAAAGTATCTTCTCTGTTCTTAGTTAGTTTAGCTCCATGTAGTTTTTCAAGTACTGGTATATCGTAACCGATAATGTTATGTCCTATCAAAACATCAGCAGCTTCTAAAAACTTTACGCCTTCTTCAATCTGTGTGTTGTCGAACTTATGAGTAGGACCATCAAGTTCTTTAGCTACGATACACCATACTACGGTGGGGTTTAAGCCATCGGCTTCTATATCAAATATTATTTTAGAATGGGCATGATTCATTATCAAATGTTTCCTCCTCAGATACTTCAAACAATCTACCAGTATCTGTATTGTATCGAAGACCACAAGCCAATCCTGTGTCTCCTGTGTATCTAGATTTTAATACACGAACCTTTGTAAGGTTAGCTTCTTCAGGGTTAGTTGCCTGTTGATTTCTCTCTAATGCAATAACACAATCTGATAGTTGAGCAATACCTTGTGAACCTTTGAGGTGAGACAATGATACTTCAATACCTTGTTCATGTCCTCGGTCACCTGCTGCTCTTCGTAAGTGAGATACTAATATCATACCTACACCTGTTTCTTCTACTAGACTACGCAATTTATTCATAAGCATATCAATACCTCTGCGTTCATCACCTTCATGTAAAACATTAACAAGCATATGTAAATGGTCTACAATAACCCACTTACATTGACAGCCTACAATAATATATCTAAGCTTAGCAAAGATATCATCAATGTCGGTAGCACCTAAGTGTGAGTGTATAAAGACACGACCCTCTGGTATAGCTTGGTCAAACAACGAATGTAATTCTTCGTCTGTATATTTGTTACGCTTTTCTGTTAGGTATATTCTGTCGTTAGCTTCAATAGATAATATACCATCAGCAGTTCGTAACCAGTTTTCTTCAAGAGCTACAATACCTACATTGTCTTCTGTGTTTTTAATAAGCCAATGCTCTAGCTCTCTAGTCACACTAGACTTACCGAGACCTGTGCCACCTGTAAGTGTGACCAGTTCTCCTTTACGCATACCATATAGTTTTTTGTTTAGTCCTTCCCAAGGATAGTCTACACTTTCTTTAACTTCTCTGTGTAGCCATTCACCTTTCTGACCAGACAACTCCATGATACCTGAAGGTGTATATGTCTTAGCTTCCCACCAAGCAGAGGTAAACTCTTGAAACTTTTTCTGCTTGAGCATTTCGTTAGCATCTTTAAACCCATTAGGAAAAGAAAGTATCTTAGCCTTTCCGGGTTTTAGTATACGAGCTACAGACTTGGCTGCTTCTTTACCTGCTTTGTCATTATCAAATGCAATGATTACATTCTCAAAAGATTCTACAAACTCAATGCTTTCTCTGATATCTTTAACAGCAGATGAAGCTCCTCGTTTAACAGATACTACAGCCCACTTGCCTTGAAACAATTCATTGACTGCCATTGCATCACATTCACCTTCGGTTATAGTAAGATACTTACCACCTGTATTACGATACAGTTGCTCACCAAATAATCCTGTGCCTTCAAATGTTCCGTTGCATGAAAAGTTTTTGTTATCTACATACCTTGTCTTAGTTCCAACAATCTCTGTACCATTAAAGTATGGGTAGATATGTTGAACAACTTTGTTGTTTCTATCTTTAACAATCTTAACACCGAACTTAGTTGCTGTCTTTTCAGAGATACCTCTGTCGGTTAGTTCACCATATGCACCTGTATAGGTTGTTAAGAATGTACTTTCTTGTTTGGGTCTGTGTGTCATTTCAATTACCTTACCTGTTGATTCTTTATCGTAGTCTGTAAAGAATGTATCACAACTAAAACATTTAGCTGAGCCATCTTGATTCAACGATACAGCATCGGAACTCCCACACTTAGGGCAGGGTAATTTGTGTTTAATAAATTTACTTTGTTCTTGTTGCATTCTATCTCCATTGTTAGAAAAGTGGCTAGGCTTTTACACCTAGCCAAGTTATGATTAGTCAGAGTCTTCAGTAGTATCTTCCTCTGCTACTACTTCAGCTTCTTCTACATCATCAGGGGTTTCGCTTTCTACTAAAGCTTCTGGAGTTTCTTTTAACAGATTCTCTAGGTTGCTTCGGTGAGTAGAACTTGCGAACTGTAAAGCTTCTATAATAGTTTCTAAGCTTCCAACTTTAGAAATAGTTACAGTAGCTCCACGCTTTTTATCCTCATCTGCAATTTGATTTACATCGTATTGGACTTCACCTTCTTCATTTTTAATATTAATAATCATATTAAAATTCCTCTCCTTCGTCAAAAAATTCAGAGCCATCTTCGGCTTTGTATTCAACTAAGTCTACAACTTGTACAGCTTGTAAGTCTAGCCCTGTATAAGGACCGAACTTGCCTTCGCCTGAATACTCGTTGTATTGGACTCTAATCTTAGAGCCATTACCAACAGCCAGATTAACTTCCTGTTTATTTTGGTCAAGCAATCTCGGTGCAGACCTAACCATTCCGTTAGGACCATTTACCTTACGCTTAATTATTAAAGCAGGACCTTCATCCATGTGTTTTACTTTGTGTCCACGAGAAGCAAAGTCATTTGCTACCTCATCATCAACAACTAAGTTGACTGTGTACACAGGTTCAAAAGTCGTATTAGGTGTCTTGATTGATGCCCAATACGCAGTTCCTTCTAGAATTGCCATATAAATACCTCCTTTGGTTTAGTTATGGTTAAGAAGTCGTTAAAAATTAGTGAGAGTTCTGAGCAACTACTCTCGGAGCTATGGGTAAACCCAGACCGAAACGCTTTATTGGAGATAGAGGGCTGATGTTTCATGTGGTCACTCGTTGTCATGGCAGGAATTATATCAGCTTTCCTTGCCTATGTCAAGCATTATATCTTCTAAGCTTACAAAAGATTCATCAAGTAATCTGACATAAAAGTCTTCATCTTTACCCCATCTACATTCGTAAGCTGTTTTGTTTTCATATAGCTCTTGACTATTTTGTTCAATCCAGTCTGTAAATTGTCTGTATTGTTCTTTGTTTAGTTTTATAAAATCACTCTCCATTAAAATAGTTCTCCAAGATTATAAGTTTATCATCATAGTCAGCCATGATAGCTAACTCTCCCTCAATAGTTTCTATTACATTAGGGTGTTCAGCTACTCCAACTGCTCTTTCTAATAAAATTTCTATGTTTATTCTGTGCTTCTCAATATTTCCTTTCAGATATTGTTGCATAGATTCTAATATATCTTCTCTATCCAATTATATTTCTCCTATAAAAAGTTTCAGTAGTCCACTAAATAGTATCACTACTGCTACTGCATTTAAAATAATCAATGCCCTGTCTTTCCACAGAACACCTACCCACAACCAACCCAAACATCCTACAAAGGATAGTAATAAATCAAACTGTGGTAAAACTTGTGCACCTCTAAATGACATAGCTACTAACATAATAGCTGATGCTGTCCACTTTACATACCAAGACAGGTCATACTTAGGGGTAGCAGATTTAAATATCCGATTAGAATTTTCTAATTCCTGCTTAGAATATATTACTTTATCTTTATCCTCTGATGCCATCTGGAATATCTATTGTATCTATTAAAGTACATTCTTGAAAAGTATAATCAAATACTTCTACATTAAAAAAATAATATAAAACAATTATTGTTATATAAACAAAATCTCTTTTTTTAAATTTATACATATATCTCCTTAGTTATTTCTAATAAAATTATCTATTAGAGTTTGCCCTTTTACAGCTTGACCAAAGTAAACTTCTTCATTTGTTGCATGAATAGTTCTTTTAATTAAGCCACTATTATATTGAATGTCTGTCACCCACCCATCTTTTTTTCTATCATCATACCACATACTACTAAGATAGTCTTGATTAAATACATGTAAACTTCTAATACCTTTAGCCCATGCTTCAGCTTCTAGCAATATCTTTTGGTCTTCTACTATAGAATTAAACTCAGTCATTAGTGTTTGATTTCTGTTATACTATGTAAGCTATCGGCTAAAGCATTAGGGTCTATTTCTTTTCGCATTGCCCTCAATCTTACAAGGTCTATATTTTCTACATCCCATGTCTGATTATCATTTGTTCTGGTCACTAAAAAAACATCCTCAACTGATTCAAGAGTTATCATACTATCAATGATAGAGTAAATAGAATTACCAAAACTTTTGAGTGTTTCTTTGTGTCCGTCAATTAAAACATCAACTACATATTCATCCATTCTTTGTTGTCCTGTTTGTTTTGTTTCGCAACCTCAACTATCTCTGCAAAAGATGTGATGTGTGGAAACTGTTTAAGTTTTTTAATTATCCATTTGTCTGACATATAAGACAGATACAACTGACCTTTACCAAAGGCATGAGTTTCTTCAGGCAATAAGCCCTCAACATTTTCTACTGTGATTGTATCTGCTTGGTCTTCAGGCAATAGTGTACGAAGCCACTCAACCTGTATAGGTTTGACTAGCTTCCTAAGTTTTTTCATTTTCTTTGAGTTCATTCTAGCTCCATGCTTTAAATTCCATGTAAGGTGTTTCTCTATGTCCTTCAGGTAAGAAGTCTACTAAGTGTTCTAAGT